GGTCGTGCGTTGCCAAGATTGCAAGAATTTCCGTCGGAATGAAGAAAATGACCCGTACTGCGCAGATCGGAGAGGGCTTTCAGACCCGGAGCCTGACGGGTATTGCAGCTACGGAGAACAGAGGGAAGAATGAACACACATATTACAAACATCAAGGGCGACTGGCAGGAGGTCGTGGACACCTGCCGCGCCACCTCCGGCAAAGGTCCTCTTGGGCATGAGCCGAGCGAGGATTTTAAGCGCCGGATTCTGATTGCCGAACACTCGCCGATTCGGCGGATCTCGGTATCGTGGGTCTGGAAAGGCATTAAAAGCTGGATTGCGACGCATTGGTCAAGGCACAAATGGGAGTGCTTTATCTCTACGCAGAGGACAGACCGAACCGGAACGCCGAGGGACAAGCTCCCGCAGGACGCGCCGGTGATCTTCGAGGGAGAAGCGAACGTACAAGCTTTGATTGACTCCATGCGCAAGCGCTTATGCAGTCAAGCAGACCCGGAGACGCGCGAGTATGCCGAGGATTTCAAAGCGGCGCTGCATGAGGTGCAGCCGGAGATCTCGGACGTTCTGGTACCGAACTGCGTTTATCGGTGTGGCTGCCCGGAAATGCAGACGTGCGGGATGTACGAATGGCGGCTGAAATTTCACCCGGACATTGCAAGCACGGACATTCAGAAGCGGTATAACACTTACAACGAACTGTTTTGGAAAGTGAGGGAATTATCATGACGGAGAAGGAATACCGGGAACATCCGGCGATCAGCCGGTCGGAGCTCTGGAAGTTCCGGGAGTCTCCGCAGAAATTCAAGTACGCGAAGGAGCACCCGCCGGAGCCGACGCCTGCGCTTCTGTTCGGACAGGTGTTTCACAAGCTGGCGCTCGAGCCGGAGACGTTTTCTGAAGAATTCATCGCCGCACCGGAGATCGACCGGCGCACGAAGGACGGAAAAGCCGCGTGGCAGGAGTTTTTGCAGGCGGCGGAAGGCAAGAGCGTTATAGACGCCGGGACGCTTCAGCATGCGGCAGAGATGGTGGAGGCTTTGCAGGCCGTGCCGTTTGCGGTAAGGCTTCTGGACGGGGCACATGAGACGCCTTTTTTCTGGCAGGACAGCATGACCGGCGAGGCGTGCAAGTGCCGAACGGACTGCCTCTGCACGAAATTCAGCCGGCCGATCATCGTCGATCTGAAGACCGCGAACGACGCCAGCACGGAAACATTCACGCGCGACGCAGTGAAATACGGCTATGACTTACAGTCCGCGATGTATTCTGAGGGCGTGGAGGCAAATATCGGGGCTGCGCCGCTGTTTGTATTTATTGTCGTAGAAAAAGCCCCGCCGTATGCGGTGAACATCTTTCAGGCAGACGAGCTGTTCGTACTGCGCGGACAGATGCTATTCCGGCAGTACTTAATCGAATACCACGACTGCAAGATAACGGGGAACTGGTACGGCTATCTTGGAAAGGAAAATCAAGTCAACAATCTTGCCTTGCCGGTCTGGCTGGCAAAGGAACTGATGTAGGAGGTACATATGGGAAACGAGATCATGGAATACAGCAACCAGAGCGCACCGAACATGCCGCACATGGGCATGATGGCGAAATTTGACAACATCAATCAGGGCACAGTCGCCATCGAGGCGAACCGCGCGATCGCTGAGGCACAGGGAAAGCTGGTCATTGCAAAGCGCTTCCCGCGCGATGAGGTCGAGGCTTACGCAAAGGCGATGCAGGCGTGCCAGCGGCCTTCTATGGCGGAGAAAGCATTTTACAGCTTCCCGCGCGGCGGTCAGACGGTTTCCGGCCCGACGATCCGCTTTGCCGAAGAGCTGGCCCGCTGCTGGGGCAATATCGACTACGGCATTAAAGAGCTGTCGCAGGACGGCGGCAAGTCTGAAATGCAGGCGTATGCGTGGGATCTGGAGACGAACGCCCAGAGCGTCCAGAACTTCACGAACCCGCACCAGAGGGAGAAAACGGACCGGCGCACGAAGACCACGGTCATGGAGGACCTGACGAGCCAGCGCGACATTTACGAGAACAACGCGAATATGGCGACGCGCAGGCTTCGGGCGCGGATTCTGGCGGTTCTGCCGGCGTGGTTCGTGGAGGACGCGATTGAAGAGTGCAAGAAGACGCTGGCGGGCAAGAACGAGCTGCCGCTCATTGACCGGGTGAAGAAGATGGTCGTCCAGTTCGGCAAGCTCGGCGTCACGCAGGAGCAGATCGAGCTTCGGCTCGAAAAGAAGATCGACGCGATGAACGCGGATGATTTTTCGGAGTTCATCGGCATTTACAACGCCATCAAGGGCGGCGAGAGCAAGATCTCCGAGTGGTTCGAGGCCCCGAAGACGGCAAGCCAGCTCACGGAGGAGCTGAACCGGCAGGAGGAAGCGGCCCATGCTGAATAAAACCGTCGTGCAGGGAAGGCTTTGCGCGGACCCGGAGAAGCGGCAGACGCAAAGCGGCATTTCTGTCTGCTCGTTTCGGGTGGCGTGGAGCGAGAAATACAAAGAGACCGAGCGGAAGCTTTTCCTTTCGTGCACGGCGTGGCGTGGGCTTGCCGACATGGTCTGCGGCTATTTTTACAAGGGCAAGGAAATTGTCGTGGAAGGTTCTTTGGAGACCGAGGAATACACGGATAAGGAAGGAACCAAACGTTCCGCGGTCAAGCTCAACGTCGATAAGGTACACTTTTGTGGCAGCAAGAGCGACGCGGACGCTGCTCCCGCGCAGGCCCCGGCTTCGACCAGTTTTACGGAGATGCCGCCGGATGCGGATGATGAACTTCCGTTTTAAGGATGTGAGTACATGCAGGCAGAACAGGTAACTGTACCGGAGTACAGCTACGCAAAGGCCGATTTTCTGACAACAGTCCCATATGACAAGCTCTTTGAGCTGCATGATCTTCCGTTTCTGTACGAGCAGGCGAAGGTAAAGCTGGAGGAGAATGCGCTGGCGGTCGGCTTCCGACAGTTCAAAAAAATGCTCAACCAGTATGTCAAGATGGAAATGGAGTCGCGGCGGCAGAACCTGATCCCGAACTCAACGGAGTTTGACGGGCAGTTTATGGAGCTCAACTGCGGCGTATGGGAGGCAACGGACGTCGGCATTTTCCGGGACACGCCGAACGGCGGCAGGGAGTGCGCGTGCGCCCATCCGATCATGCCGGTGCGGCGGCTTGTGAACATCGACACGAACGAGGTCAAGCTCACGCTGGCCTTCCGCCCGCCGGGCCAGAACAAAAGATGGCGGACGACGATCGTCGACAAAGCGACGGTCTCCACGTCACGGACCATCACGCAACTGGCAAGTCAGGGGATCTCTGTGACGAGCAACAGCGCGGGCGCTCTGGTCGACTACCTGAGCGACATGGAGAATCTGAACTACGATATCATCCCGGAAGCAAAATCCATTGGAAGACTCGGCTACATAGACGGGGAGGGATTCTCCCCGTATGTGGACGAGCTGGTATTTGACGGGGATGAGTCGTTCCGGAACCTGTACGCTTCCGTCCGGTCAAACGGCGATGAAATGGCGTGGTATCAGACGGCGCTTGAGTGCCGGCGGATGTCCATTACGGCGCGGATCATGCTGGCTGCAAGCTTCGCTTCGCCGCTTTTATCCATCGTGGGTGCGCTGCCGTTTTTCGTGCACCTCTGGGGCGTGGACAGCGGCACGGGTAAAACCGTTGCGCTGATGCTGGCGGCGAGTGTGTGGGGAAATCCAGCGCTCGGCAATCTGACGCAGACGTTCAACGGCACGCAGGTCGGTCAGGAACGGACGGCGGCTTTCCTCAATCATCTGCCGATGTGCCTCGATGAGCTCCAGCTGACGAAGAACAGCAAGGGGCAGACGAACTTCGACGTGTATCAGCTGGCACAGGGCGTGGGACGGGCCAGAGGGCGCAAGACGGGCGGCCTTGAGAAGACGCCAACGTGGGATTGCTGCTTTCTGACGACCGGAGAATCGCCGCTCACGAGCCTTTCCAGCGGCGCAGGCGCGGTGAACCGCGTGATCGATATCGAGTGCACGAGCGGAACGGTGGCAATCTCAGACGGCCACAGGATATCCAGCATGCTCAAGCAGAATTACGGCTTCGCGGGCGAGAAATTCGTGGAGAAGCTGTATTCTGACGAGAAGGTAAAAGACGAGATCCGCAGTCTCTATCAGGATTATTTCGCGGAGCTCTGCGCCGGGGACTCGACCGAAAAGCAGGCTATGGCGGCGGCTGCGATCCTGACGGCGGATTTTGCGGCGACGGCGTGGTATTTCAAGGATGACCAGGCATTGACCGTCGGCGAGATCCGGGAGTTTCTGGCGTCGAAGGAGGCGGTTTCTGCCGGCAACCGGGCGTATGAGTTCATCTGCGGATGGGTCGCGAAGAACGCGAACAAGTTCTACGACGACGCAAGCGAGGAAACGCCGAAGGGCGATGTCTACGGGAAGATCGAAGACGGCTTCGCGTGGATCATATCGACGGAGTTTGACAGGGCAATGCAGGAAGCGGGATATTCCCCGGCGGCGACGAAGAGCTATCTGAAGTCGAATAATCTTCTGCTGGCCCGTGGAGGCGGGAAGGGAATCACGCTTCGCAAGCGTATCTGCAAGACGATGAACCCGAGCTGCGTCGTGGTAAAACTGCCGCTGGATGACGAGTTTGAAGACGACGATGACCTTTTGCCGCTGTAAAACGCACGGTGTCGCACTTCTTTTACGAAGTGTCGCAGTGGGTGCGACATTTGGTGCGACACTTTTCTTGCTCGAAATATTTGCATAATCTATGTATAACAATGAATGAGCGGCGCATTTATAGACGAAAAATCAGGCGTTTTGAAAGTGTCGCACTGTCGCACCTGTCGCACCGAAAAAACAATACTATATAGGAAATTAAAAATGCACGTTTTCAACTTTAATTTTTCCTATATAGAAGCGGTATAAATAGGTGCGACAGTGCGACAAAACCCCGAAATCCTTGCGGCGCAAGGACTTTTTCGTCGCACATATGGTGCGACACGGGTGCGACAGTGCGACACATGGAGGTGAGAGACATAGAATTACGAGACTATCAGGAAGACCTCTTTGAGAAAACCAAAGCAGAATTCCGAGCAGGGCGCAAGCGGGTGCTCATCGTCGCGCCGTGCGGCGCGGGGAAATCGTATCTCTTCGCGGCGATGGCGCAGGGCACGGATGGGGACGTGCTGGTGCTGGTGCACCGGCGGGAACTCAAGGAGCAGCACGAGGCGCTTTTATCAAAGCTCGGGATCACGAATACGAGAGTCAATACATACCAGACAGAACGGAACCGGCTGGGACAGTACACGATACCACGGCTTCTGATCGTGGACGAGGCGCACCTGTCCCGGTCGCGCGGATGGTCGGAGATCGTCGAGTATTACAACACGTGGACCGTAGGGCTTACCGCGACGCCGGTTCGTTTGGATGGGAAGCCGCTGGGCGATATCTATTCGGCGATGGTGCAGGGCATTACCACGAAGGAGCTCATTGCGCAGCGCAGGCTATCGCCGTATGAGTATTACGCGCCGCTGACGGTCGACACGGACAACTTGAGGGTTCAGGCGGGAGACTTCCTGCTCAAGGACCTCGAGCGGCTGATGTCGGACCGGGCGATCTACTCGGATGCGCTGCGGTCATGGGAGCGCATTGCAGGAGGCGAGAAGACGATTGCATACTGTGTGTCCGTGAATCATGCGAAGGAGACGGCCCGTGTGTTTTCGGAGGCTGGGTATCCCGCAGTCGAGATAGACGGGACGACGCCGGAGAAACAGAGAACGCAGATCATGCAGGACTTCCGTGATGGAAAAACCACGGTGCTGTGCAACGTCGGCATTATTTCCGAGGGCGTGAGCATTGACGACGTGACGTGCTGCCTGCTTCTGCGGCCGACGGAGAGCCACGCGCTTTACTGGCAGCAGTCCATGCGCTGCATGCGGTATCTTCCGGGGAAGACGGCAAAGATCATCGACTGCGTCGGAAATTACGCCAGAAACCCGCTTCCGGACGCAGACGTCACGTGGAGCCTGACGGCGTCCATGAAGAAGCCGGCAAGAACGAACGCGGCGGGGGACTTCAAAATCCGGACGTGCCCGAACTGCTTCATGGTGTTTCCGACGGCCCCGGAGTGCCCGTACTGCCATACGCCGTATCCGCTGCATCCGTTGGAGATCAGGGCGCACGAAGAGATCGAGCTGGAGCGCATAACGGAGGATAAGAAACGGGAGCTCGAGCGCGTGCGGAAGCGGCAGCGCATGGAGGTCGGCAGATGCAGGACGTTTGACGAGCTTCTGAGAATCCAGAATGAGCGCGGATATAAGCAGGGCTGGGCGTTCATTCAGGCGAAAGCGAAGGGAATACCGATACGAAGGGGGATCACATGAACCGGGAAACGATTTTACAGAATCAGATCATTGCAGCGCTGTGTGCCAGCGGCTGTGTCGCGCGGAACCACACGGTCGGGAAATTCTGGACCGACTACGGCGGGCGCGTGAACGTCGGAAGCCACGGCGACGCGGATATCTGGGGGCACAGGATCTCGGACGGGAAGGCGCTGTATATCGAAGTGAAGCTTCCCGGAGAGCATCCCCGGCCCGATCAGCAGAAGTTTCTGGACGCGATGGCACAGACAAACGCACTGGCCGGGTGCGCCCACAGTGTAGAGGAGGCGCTGCGCATTGTCAAGCCTTCCGTATGAGGCACAGGCGGCCCGTGGAGAGCCGATGCCGGATGGCCTGAAATTCCCGGACATGGTGATGTATCAGGCGCTGGCGGCGCTCTACGGACGCTACAGAATGAAAACGATTACGCGAGACCGCGCAAGCTTTGAGAAGAAGGCGCTTCTGAGCGAGTACGAAGCCCTGAACTTCAAGTGGAGCCTGGGCGACCGCTGGGCGCAGCTTCTCAAGCAAACGGAGGCGGCGCGGTGCGCGTATCGGAAGGACAGGACGATCGAGAACGCGGATAAGCTGGTGCGGGCGTTGGATGGGATAAATACATAGGGGAGAGAAGAAATGAAGAATTTACTTGCAGTCATTTTGTTATCGGCGCTGTTTATCGCCGTAGGCCTGCTTTGCGCGAAACTCTGGTTCGACTGGGTGATGGGGATTTCGGCCCCGCTGTGGTTCAAATTCATGCTGCTGGCGGAGGAGGTATAGCATGATCTGTACTTGCGGCCATAAATGCCGCGTGATCGACTCCCGGAACACTTGGGGGCAGGAAAATGAGAAGCTGCGAAGACGGCGGTATGAGTGTCAGGACTGCCACAGGCGGTTTTCTACCGTCGAGGTAGAGGAAGAAATCTTTGACGGCTACAAAGACAGGGCCGTCGACGCAGAAACGGAACTGTATGCGATGAGGAAGGAGCTGAAAAAGTTACTTGGAACATAAACATTGGACTGTAACCGATAGAGGCGTTCACAAGTGCCCTGTTTGCAATATGTGGTATTATCACCACGAGCTAGGAGCTGGTAAAACGTGCCCTAATTGTGGTTTTCACGAGAAAAAACGGGTTACCCCGAAAATCAAAGGCGCAAAATACGACGACAACATCGCAGAGAAAGACCCGAAGAAGAAGGAAGCAAAGCTTGCAGAGATCGTGGACAACCTGCAAAAAACGCTGGAAGACTAAACGACATAATATAAAGACTCCCCGGTGCCGGTCTGGCATCGGGGAATCTTTTATTGCATCGCCTTGTAAAATGCAAGGCTCCAAACGCCTTGCTGCTCGAGCGTGAGGCATTTGTCAAAGTTGGCCGTAAACGTATCGATGTCGATTTTTCCGTACTGCTCGGCAATCGCGCGGTCGATCTCTTCGGTGGCTTTGCCCATCGCGTGGAGCTTGCGGACCATAATGGTCGCCCATTTGATGGGGTAACGTTGCGCGTTGTCAATGTCGCTCTGGCTCCGTGTATTTGTTGCCTTGCGGCAGATCGCAAAGATCGTCGCCAGCGCCTGGATCTGCTCGGTTGTCATAGTCGTCACCTCCCTGCTCATGTAGTCCCCGATCCAGCCGCGCAAGAGCTCGTTGGGGTTTGTTCCGTCTTCCTGCGCGGCGGCTTTAAACGCTTCCGCGTCTTCTCGCCGCATCTTGCACCCAATTACGGTGCGGTTCTCCGCGTCCCACTTGTTCCGGGCGCGTTTTTGTGCCTCAGTTGGCATTTGGATTCCCTCGCTTTGGCTTAGGCACGAGCGAGCCGCTCGTATCTGGTGGTGTATCCCGGGACCATGACGCAGGGCTGTTCGTCGCCGCACAGGACATCCTGCAAGCGATAATTGTAACCGTCCAGCGTGACGACGATTTCGCCAGCAGCGTTTTTCGCCGGGGCGAACTTCTCGGGGATGACGACGTCAAGCGGCTCGGAGACGGTGGCGTCGGTTTCGGCCGTGGTGTAGATGCAGCGCTTTTCAGCTGCAAGCATTCCGTAGTTTGCATAAATAGTAGCTTTCATTTTCGTTTCCTCCTGCCCCGTGTTGGGGTTTGTTTTTTTGTTTTGCTGTATGGCCTTATTATATACGGGCAAACCGTATATGTCAAGCCCTTTTCAAAATTTTTTTCGAGGGCATTTTTTGCAATGTATTTGCGCTGATTGTATTATAGTGTGCTTAAAGTGCTGCATGACGGACAAGGCCAGATGCGGCGGCTCGATTACGCCCACGCGCAGCCTGATTTCACAGATGGTAAATTCTGATTATTTTTGTCAAGACCATGCGCCCACTATTTTATAAAATTTTTTCAAATCACGGTTTGGCCTGTATTTTCAAGCCTTTTTGATGGGCAAAAATCAATATTTTTAAGAAGCAATAAACGGCCTTTTATTTATGGTCAAAAAATCTGTGATATATATACATCTGGGGAGATTCAATAAGGGAAATCGGAAACGAAGTTTCCGAATTTCCCGTTTGAATCTCCACGCAAAGAGATTTTTCGGGCGCATAGGTTTTGCGGCGAAATGTTCGGGGAGGTGGGCTTATATGGCTGGAAAAGCAGTGTTTCCGCTGTCTTACAAGCAGACAGTGACGGCGATCAACGATTACAAACATAAGGTCGAGACAGGGGAGTACCCAAAGGCCGATTGGTGGCATTTCTGCGGCACAATCGGCATGGATGCTGAGAGCGTGTCAAAGGCGATCAAAAATCCGCCGGCTAATAAAATGGACGTGGCGCGCGAGCTAAAAAAGTTTGCTACCTGGATTCGCGGGCAGTACAACACGGCTCCGGGCTGGTCGGGTCCGAACTCGTCCAAGAGCATCTTTGCCAATAAGCAGGACTTTGACGGCTGCAAGATGATCGATAAGGCCGAGGACGGCAAAAGCTCGGGTGAGCTGACGATCAATATTGAGTTCGGCGGGTCCAAAACGGCTTTCAAGTAGTCAACGCCACCAAATATAAGATTTGGAGCGCGCCAAATATTCAGAAAGGGTATCCCGCTTATTTTTAGCGGGATACCCTTTCTTTTCCAACTATCTTAAGTTGTACCCGACGAGAACAAAGAAGACCGCCGCCAAAGCCAATAAGAAGCAGAGAAAGACAGAACACAAGGAATCCGGCAAGGCCGACCGTAAAGAAAGAAACAACCACAAGCAAAAGCCCAAGACCAAGACAACACCAAGAAACCATAACATTTAAACATCCTTTCTACGTCCTAGACGCTTCATAGAGCGGCGAACATTATTATCTGTCAAATCTGCCACGACCTCAGTAAACGGCATAGGAGGCCGCACAGGAGCTGCAAAGCTATCAAAGTATTTAAAATACTTTGGTAGATAAGTAACTTGCCATTTGAAAAGACTTTCAAACTTAAGACGATCAGCAATTCTGCTTTCTGCCTCAGCAGAAGGCTCAGTTAAAGTAATAGACCGCCGAATAGGACGATAGACAGAAAACACATTGCCAATAGAAACCATCAAACCCATCTGGTCAGTGACATCACGGATTTTTTTATCAATATCGAAAGACTGAGAATTTAGAAAGACACGACATTTATACTTTCTTTGAAGCTTAAAGAAATCACGAAGCCCAGCATTGAAATTCTTGAAATTACGGTTGTCGAAAAGAATGCCTGCTTCATCAAGAAAAATCGCGGAATTTTCTTCAGGGGCAAATTCAGCTAAATCCATAGCATGCATAAGGCGAACACCGGGGAGGTTACAATTATCAATATCCGTGTAAACCGTCCAGCCCTTTTTCAGATATTTAATCATCATCTTTACCATGTAAAGAGATTTACCAGCGCCCTTTTTACCAAAGATAAAAATGAGCCTATAGGGATTATTATATCGGCGAGACTGAATAGAAAACCAGACAAAGAAGATACCACAAAGAATCAAAAAAATAGTCATAGTTAAAAAAAGAGGGGCGGGAAACCCGCCCCAGCACAAAGGTTAGACGTGAATCAGGCGGTTGATAACGCCGATGCCAGTACCAATCAGGGCAACCAGCACAAAGCCGAGAATCAGCTTATTGTCAGTAATAGCACCGACAAACTCGCCAACCCAGGTAACGGACGAAGTGACCCAACTACCGATATCGGTAAGCATGGTCGAAATGGAATATGCAGCGGGAGCAGTCTGAAAAATCACACCTTTCAAAAAAATTATTTAATATTCATTAAACGAGCAATAAGCCCGATAATGGCAAAAGAGAAAAAGAAACCAACAAAATAACAGACAGGCTCAGCCATCAAAAAAGTTGGAAGCTGATCTATAAACCAGAGGCAAAAGTCTTTCATGCTTTGCATAACAGAGCACCTCCAGCTTTAAAAATACAGAAAAGAACAACGATCAAAAGGGCAAGCGATGCAAGCCAGTTTGCATCATAATCAAGCTGCTGCGTAACATAACCGGTATAATCAGACTGATAAGAAGTACGAACCTTATAAGTATAAGCAGTCACCGGTTTTCCAAGTAATCCATACAGAACAGCAAGTAAAGTGCCAGAAGTAGCGTCAGGAGCATAGTCGATCTTCACAAGTTCAGGTTGGACATAAGACAAGCCAGAAGACGGCACACTCGCCGCCGCAAGCATAGGAGATTGCGAACCGCTCGATTCCGTCCCCGAGGTGAACGGAGAAGCTTGCAAATATCCCGAATCTGATTCACTATGAAGATCAGAAGAAACAGGATCCCCGTCAGACAGATCAGATTCAACGGACTCAGGTTTAACAACGTCGGTAATTTCTGAGACAGACTCAGCGGGAGATTGAGAAGCAAGAAGTTTTGCATTATAATCATCCTCGTCAACATGAATAGGGTACAATTCTTCGGACCCACCATAAGAATACATGCCAAGCCAAATATTATAATTCTCATCACAAGCTACAAGATCATAGAAGAAAAGCCAAGGCTCATAATTGAGAATAACAATATTACCAGCAGAAGCAGGAAGAGCAAGCGTCAGCAAAAGGAAAACACAAAGAAAAATAGAAAAGAATCGTCTCATTTAGAATCACCAGCTTTCCGAGAAGAACCACCGCCAGAAGCATCAGGCGTATTAAGAAGACGCTTAAAAAGACGGATAAAAACAGGCATCAAAAGGAGGAACAAAGCCCATGCAATCGGAGTTACATTAGTACCGGGCAACTTCCAGCCGTTATAAAGCTGCCAGACATGAGCGAAAAAGCCAGCCAGGAAATTAGAAGCCTCAACAGTCAATTCAACACCCCCCTAAACAAACGGCAGCGCATCAAGAATTGTCTTAATAATCTTGAGAATGAACATCACAAGGATAAAAGCGAAAATGACAGAAAAAGCAATCCAGACCCAAGAGGGGAGAAAAGCAAAAGTGAACTGCAAAGTCTGAATGAAATTACTCATTTAATCCAATCCTTTACAACGTAATATAGACCAACAACAATGAAAACGCCCAGGACCCAACGAACAAAAGCAATAATAGAAGGAGGCAGGACGTTCCACATTTGCAAGAACAGATTCATAGAGGGCAGAAGAGAGTTAATCATAATAACCACCTACAATCTGACGCCAATTTTCGGAATACGCATCAACGATCCTCTGTTCAGGTGGAACATAAGCAGGAGCGCGAGAAGCACCAGAAGAAGAAACACCGTTAATGTCATTAGACACATTTTGAGACCAGAAATCATAACCATTATCATTAACAGCGGTGAAACCATCAGCAATGCTAGAATCAGGAGCACCAGAAAAAGCATTTTTAAAAGCAGAACCAGTATCATTGAGCTTATCATATTTACCAGAATCCGCCTTGTCACCAGAACCATTAAAATAATTTTTTACCCAGTCACGTTCAGGAGTAGTAGCATCCTTAATGGCTAAATCTTCATCATTTGCGAGAACCTCGAGAATCTGATTAACACGATAATTCAAATACGAAAAAGAAGTAGAAATAGAACCGTACCAAGAACCAGAGACATCGTTAGACCAAAGTTTAGAAGCGTAAAAATAATTATAAACCGAAGTACGATAAATCATATCAGCCCAAGAGCCTTGAGACCAAGAATCAACCTCAAACTTAGGCAGTCCGGTATTAGAATCAACAGACCATTTCCATTTATTCCAAGTCAGAGACGCAAGCATTTTAGAATTAACGACTTCACCTCGGAGAGTTCCCTCACCATCCATACCAGTCCAAAGAGAATCAAGCTGAGCAGCAAAAGAAGAACCAGAACCATAAGTATACCATTTTTCCGATTGAGACAATTCAAGCTGCAAAAGTGTAGAGCCAGTCCAACCGAACATAGAACCAGTGCCCTCATAAGGATTAGGAGGAACAACAGGTGGAGTTCCAGAACCGGTATAAGAATAACCAGAACCAAGAACATAAGATTTCAGCTCAGAACCAACATAAGATTCACCAGAAAAATCTAAACCACAAAGATTAGATTCTCTAGAAGAATCAGCAGTAACAACAATAGTAGCAGTACCGTCAGAAAGAGAATAGGAAACAGAATAACCGGGAGTAGAAGTAGAAACGGAAAAATCAGAAGGAACACGGGATAACTCAAAAACAGTAGTAGAGCCAGAATAATCGTCAACAGCAACAGTACCAGAAGTATAGGAAAGATAACCAGATACTTTACCAGTATAAGAAGCATTAGACGAAGAAAGAGAAAAAGAACCAGAATTAAAATTGCCGTACTTATATTGAACAGTAACAGAAGGATTAGAGTCAGCAGCGTAAACGGAAGCAGAAAGAGCAAAAACAAGAATCAAAATAATAAAAAGCTTGCGCTGAATAACACCTCCGTTTATAATGGTTGCGGGTAGCTGAATCGAACAGCTGGTTACAGGTTCAGAGCCTATCGTGTTACCACTACACCAACCCGCGATATATATTTACATCCCGTCAGCAGACCGGAAAGGATGCTGCGGAAATGGCTTCGTTGCTTCGTCAGGGGGGTTCCATTTTTCCCACTCTTCATTTACAAGCTTGATAAGCCCAAGGTTACGGCGGAGCACATCAAAGCTGCAAGTGTCAATAGAATATTGAATCAGATCATACCAGCTCATTTGAGTTTTAGCAGTACAAAGGTCTTTGCAGAGGATACCTTCATCAGCAGTACGAATAATTTGTTCGATATTTTTCCAATTGGTATCGAGGTCTTCCGCTGCATACTGATACTTATCAGGGTCATCTAAATGCAAGAGATACCGAACCATGAGCTTACAGTTCTTGCAAATCTCGATTTCGTTGTCTTTCAGACCAAGGATTTTAGCACAGCTAGCAAGCGTACGAGCATCACCAGCGCCGACCCAATGAATATGAGCCTTTTTCAGCTCACCTTCATCGTTCACATCCATATCATGCAAGCAGAAAGCCCACTGCTTGAATTTAGATTTGATGCGGTCAATCACTTCATTGCAGTTGTACGATTCAGAGTCCGGATACAGGACACCGGAGAAGTTACGGATTTTCTTATCAGCCATCGGAAAGCACCAACCTTTCAGAATTTTGGCAACAGGCAACAACGATTGCCTTAGACGTAGCCCGGGCAATCGTTGCCAAGTGGGAAAGTCAGTCCCAAATGGCAACGCAAAGCCAAGACAGGGGGAAGGGGAACGACCGCGCCGCCACGGCGCGGGGATTCTCATACAAGAAGTGGATATACGCGGGGAAAGAAGTGCATGCAACGCCCGGAACACTTCTGGGGGGAAGAGCTGCTACCGGGCGCGCGGGGGTTCTCATACATCCGAGCCGCTACGCTCTCGGATTTCAAAGACTATCGACTTCATATTGGAGGACACGCAGGCGCTCCAACACTTCGGTATAAATGCCGTACAGACCATCTAGACGGCGGGAAAGGGAAGCAAGAGACTTTTCAGCCTCAGGAACACGTTTCGCGCTCTCAATAAGGGTCATCAGCTCAGTTAAACTAATGGTAATTTGCAGATCATCCATTAGAAATAGCCCCCCTTATAAAGGAACTCAACGAGAATTTGAGCAGCTGCTGCATCCAGCATAGAAACTTGCTTTTCGACCATGTAACGCTCCAAAGCGGCCTGCATGGAAGAAGTCAAACAGATTTCAATGTATTTTCTCATTTCACAATGCGAATTTCCTCGACCGAGCCGAAGCGGTTATAAACGCAGGCGATTTCATTACCGACCTGCAAGTCACCGGGGACAAGCTCAGCCCTTACAAAGAGATCAAACGCCGCAACGCCGATAACGTTATTGCGTTCCTCAGTGCAATACAAATTTGCTGCGGGATAGGTGCTACCAGTCTTTTTACTGGTATACTGAAACTTTCTCATGCCAACAACTTTCATTCAAAACACATCCTTTACATAAAATCAGAGAGAAGAAATACATTTATCCAAATGTCTACAATACATGAATACACTATTTTGAATGTGGAGTCAAGAAGAAAATGAATAAGCTTAAAACATTTAGACAAATGCACAAAATCAGCCAAAAAGAATTAGCAAATGTGCTATGCACAACACAGCAACAAATATCACTATACGAAACAGGAAGAAGAAAGTTAGACGAAGACCAAATAGCAAAAATATGCAAAGTATATAAAATCAATCCAGAAGAAATATTAGAGAATACAGAAGGAGAAAGTTATATGACAAAAGCACAAGAAAATGTATTAAAAATTGGAGAATACATACAAGAAAAAGACGGGAAAGTAACATTTTCAGAAATATTAGAAGAATATACAAAATTACCAGCACCAGAAAGAACCATGGTTGAACTAATGGTAGAAGAACACAACAAACGATACAAATAAAGAAAGACCGCCCGGAAGGGCGGTCTTGACTTTTTACATCCATATAGCTATAATAAACGAACGCAACAAAATATCCATTTTGTTGCGTTCGTATTTCGCAAATAGTTAGTAGCGTGCCGAGTTTATAGGTAAATGCGCAACTTTATGCTATGTAGTAGACATAGTTATATTACTGTCAACTATCATTCGGCATAATGACGGGCACGGCTGGGCGCGGGCTGCATGGCTCGAGGGGCGATAAGGGCGGCGCTCGCAGGCCTATAAGACCCCGCGCGTTTTTTCTGAGGGCATGCGCGCGGGAAGGCGCTTCCGGGTATGCCCTCCCGTGAACGATCTGGCAATGGAGGGGGTAGCGGAAAAACAGGGGGCGCGGTCTCCTGTATGTATAGTTATATCCAGCTCCCCCATGCATGCCCTTCCAAAGCTTTTCCCATTCATTGGGAGGGGTGGGAGAAAAACGGCGTACCCCTTTGCACAAATCGAATCTCAAATTTTTCAAAAATCCCGTGTTGACCTTGGCGGCGAGCCAACGTTTCAATCCTCCTTATCTTTGGCGTCCCGGAGCAATCCGGGCGTCAAGGTGAGCGCGGGAAGGGAGGGCCAGAGTTTGGCGAGAAAGCAAACAGCAAAGGGCGGAGCGATCACGCTGAATCTTGGCTGCCCGAACAGCGAGCCGCAGAGGCGGTTCTTTGAAAGCCGGGTGAAATACACGTGCTACGGCGGAGCCAGAGGCGGAGGAAAGTCGTGGTGCACACAGAGAAAACCGGTCGGCGGGTGCATCGAGTATCCGGGACTTCGGATACTGGTTATCAGACGGAGATATGAAGACTTAGAAAACTCTGTCATAGACCCGATTCTGAAATTGGTCCCGGACAGTCTTGCTACATACAACGTGCAAAAGCATCTTCTGACGTTTGTGAATGGGTCCAGCATCAAATTCGGCAACATGGACGGCTACGGCTCGGCGGTCAAGGGCAAATATCAGGGTCAGGAATATGACTGGATTTTCATCGAAGAGGCGACGCAGTTCACCGAACAGGAATTTCGCGGTATCGCGGCTTGCTGCCGCGGCGCAACGCCGTTTCCGAAACGGGTGTATTTGACGTGTAACCCCGGCGGTGTTGGGCACCAGTGGGTGAAGAGAGTCTTTGTCACAAGAGATTTTCTGCCGGAAGAGAATCCGGACGATTATCTGTTTCTGAAAGCGACGGTCGAGGATAACGTCGATCTTCTGAAAGGATCTCCGGATTATGTAAACGCACTGAACCTTTTGCCGGAGGATGTGAGAAGGGCGCACCGGTTCGGCGACTGGGACGCTTTGTCCGGCGGGTACTTCCCGGAGTTTACGATCAAGACGCATGTCATTCAGCCGTTTGCGATTCCGTCCGGCTGGGCGAAATACCGGTCGTTCGACTACGGTCTGGATATGTTCGCGTGTTTGTGGATTGCGGTGGACTATAACGGAAGGGCATATCTGTACCGGGAGTACAACGAATCGAGGCTGATCGTCTCACAGGCGGCGAATGCTGCAATTGTGTCGACGCCGCCCGTGGAGAGAGTGGAGTATACGATTGCGCCGCCGGATATGTGGTCGACGCTGAAAGACACCGGTAAGACGATGGCGCAGCTGTTTGCAGAAAGCGGGCTTCCGGTCGTCAAGGCGAATAATTCCCGTGTGGCGGGCTGGATGGCGGTCAAGGAACTGCTCAAGCCCATGAACGACGGAAAGCCGGGGCTTTTGGTGTTCAACACCTGCAAGGGAATTATTGACGATCTGATGGCGATTCAGCACGACGAGAAGAACCCGTCGGACTGCGCCAAAGAACCGCATGACATAACTCACGCGCCGGACGCGCTTCGGTATTACGCGCAGCTTCGGACGCTCAAGCCGGAACAGCAGGTCATTGCAGACGAAGAAGAGCACGAGGAAAGTTACGGCGATTACATGACTGGCGGGGAAGCGGACAGCAGCTACCTGAATTTCTAGGAGGATTCTATGACAACGCCTGAATGGGTATTTTCCAGAGCTATCCACTTGATGGATGAGCAGAACGAGTCAAGCGGTGCGACAGCAACGCAAGATACGCAGGAATATAGGCTGCGGACGATCAGCATTCTGAACGTTCTGCGGCACGAGCTTTTCCCGTATTCCGATACGTTCCAGACAGGAGAGGACGGAAAACGGGCAGTGTGCCCGGAGATCAAGGACTTTACGGACGAGATCGGGCTCGACGATGTCATTGCACAGGGAATCATGCCATACGGATTGGCAGCACACCTTCTTTTGGGCGAAAACGATTCGATGGCGAGCTTTTTCAACGAACGGTATTCCGAGCTTGTCGCAACGCTCGCGGCAAAGAAGCCCTCCGTGTGGGAGGAAATTACCCCGTATTACGGATTTTGAGTAAACAGCGGCCTACCAGAGCCGTGAATATGGCCTACCAGAGCCAAAAACAGGAGGAAGAAAATGAACGAGTTTATGGATGAAGAATTCGGCGTAGATCTGAGCGATCTTGTTTCCGAAGACGACGGCAACCAGACCGAAGAGGAAACCAGCGAAGAAGCAGCCGAAGCGAACGAAGAAGAACAGGAGCCTTCGGAAGAACCAGAAGAACCGGCGGGGCAACCGGAAGCGGAGCCCACAAAGGAACAGAAGGAAGAAGAACTGTTTGATCTCAAGTTCAACAAGGAAATCCGAAAGGTGAGCCGTCAGGAGGTCACGGAGCTTGCCCAAAAGGGGCTGAACCACGACCGAATCTTAGAGCAGAGAGACCACTTACAGCAGGAAAACGCAGAGCTTTTGAAGTTCAAGCAGGACAACGAGGCGATTATCGGGCTACTGGACGCGGCAGCTCAGAAATCCGGCACGGACAGAAACACGTTTTTGCAGTCGGTGCGGGAAAACGCTTATGTCTCGCAGGGCTTGAGCCGGGACGCGGCACACGAGCGCGTTTTACGGGAGGACGCAGAGCAGCGGCTTTCCAGAACGGAGCAGCTCGAGGCGGCGAAGAACAAAGGCCAGCAGGAGCAGGAACTTGCACGCCAACAGGATATCGAGCGGTTCCTGAAGGTTTACAAGGACGTTGACCCCGGACAGATTCCGAAAGAGGTCTGGGACGACGTGAGAGGCGGCGAGACGCTTGTCTCCGCGTATGGAAGATACGAGAACCGGCAGCTTGCGGAAAGCAACCGGAAGCTTCAGGAGAGCATCAACGCACTCAAACAGAATGAGAAAAATAAGCAGAAAAGTATTGGTTCCGCGAAAACAGAAGGAAAGGAGACGGCGAAGGACCCGTTCCTCGAATACCTGTTCAGCGATGATTGACAGGAGGTAAAGAATGTCGAAAACCATTAACCTTGCAGAAAAGTACTCGGATAAGGTACAGGAAAGATTTTATCAGGATTCTCTGACGCAGAGTTCCTTCTCGAAGGATCTCGATATGGAGTTCGTCGGCGTGAAGACCGTGAAGGTCTATGACCCGGACGTCGCGCAGCTGAACGACTATACCCGTTCCGGCTCGAACCGCTACGGCACGCCGCAGGAGCTTACAGACAATCTCTACGAGTTCCAGATGAAGCAGGACAAGGGGTCCACCTGGACCATTGACAAGGGCAACGCAAAAGAACAGTTCAACATCAAGACTGCCGCAACGACACTCAATCGCTTTACGCGCCTCGTCTCGACCCCATTCATCGACAAGTACCGCTTCGAGGTCTGGGCGACGAAGGCAGGTCTTCACACGGCACTGAGCGCTGCGCCGGCGAAGTCCACGATTGCAGGTATGATCATGGACGCGACCTGCGCACTCGACGACAAGTTTGTCCCGCAGGAAGGAAGAACGCTGTACATCCGAAACGATATGTACAAGCATCTCAAGCTCTGCGACGAATATGTCAAGCTCGAGGGCATCGGCACGAAGGCGCTTGCCAAGGGCGTTGTGGGCGAGTTTGACGGCATGCCCGTCAAGAAGGTCCCGTCCAGCTATCTTCCGGCGGATGTGTACTTCATGATCGTCTTCAAGAATGCGGCGATTTCCCCGGTGAAGCTGAACGATTACAAGATTCACATCGACCCGCCCGGCGTTTCTGGCGATTTGGTCGAAATTCGCTTCATGTTTGACGCTTTCGTGAAGCCCACGAAGGCAGACGGCATCTACGTCGCCTGCAAGACGGGGACTGTAGCGGCAGACCCGACAATCGTCATTGCGTCGAACACCGCGACGATTACTTCGGAGACTACCGACGCGGTGATTCTCTACACCACCGACGGCAGCGACCCGCGTTTCAGCGATACCGCGAAGACGTACTCGGCATCCAGCAAGCCGACGCTTGCTTCTGGCGAGACCATCCGTGCGGCAGCGACGAAGACCGGCATGTATTGGTCTGGTGTGGCAGAGGGCACGAACTGAGTATAAGGGCAGCGCAAGCTGCCCTTTTCCCAAATTGGAGGAAGTATGGCAAAAATCGTAACTTCGGATGTCGCGAAGGTTTTACAGATACAAAAATTTCTGGGGCTCAACGAATCGAAGGACGGCGACACGCAGCTCAAAGTCGGCGAGGCCTCAAAACTTGAAAACTGGCAGGTCACGCCGCAGTACCATTTGAAGGTTCGACCGGGTATGCAGACGATTGAGACCTTTCAGGGAGCCGTACGCGGGCTGTGGCACGGCTTCGTTGCGGGGGAGGAAGTTACCCTCTGCGCAGCAGATGGCGGCGTATGGAAGATTTCCGAAGGCAAGACAAGGCTTGGAAACATTACGGACGCACCGACAACGTTTTTCGGATTCAACAATAAGGTCTACATGCTCAACGGGCACGAATATCTGTCGTGGGATGGCGCGGGAAGCGTGAAAACGGTGGACGGGTATATCCCGTGTGTGGTAACGGCGGCATCCCCCAAAGGCGGCGGAACGACGCTGGAAAACATTAACCGGCTGACGGGAAAACGGCGGGTGCGCTTTTCGGCGGACGGCGAGAGCACAAAATATGTCCTCCCGGAATCCGGTCTTTCGTCCATCGACCTTGTTTATGTCGAAGGGACGGAAACAGCGGCAGAGAAGGACGCGGCAGCCGGTACGGTCACGTTTTCTACGGCTCCGGCAGCCGGGAGCAACAATGTCGAGATTTATTATACCGCGCCGAACAGCCTGCGTTCTCAGGTGACGGCCATGCGGTATTGGGAATTTTTCAACGGCGCAAATGATACAAGAGTGTTTTTGTACGGAGACGGAACGGCGAAGGCTCTGTATTGCGGCATTACGGAAAAAGGCGTTGCGTCGGCGGAGTATTTCCCCGATCTTTATGAAATGCTGGTCGGAGATGAAAATACGCCCATTACGGCGATGGTCAAGCACTATGACAGGCTCCTGACCTTCAAGCCGGGAAGTGTATACGCAACGGAGTATTCGACGGTGACGCTGGCCGACGGGGCGGTCACGGCAGGATTTTACACGATCCCACTGAACCGGGAGATCGGAAACGAAGCGCCGGGACAGGTGCGGCTTGTCTACAACTTTCCGCGCTCGATGTACGCAAGCGCGCTTTACGACTGGAAAATGACCTCCTCAACGGTTCGAGACGAGAGAAACGCAAAGATGGTGTCAGAACGTGTACGAAGCACGATGCAGCGGGCAGAGCCGGAGAAGGTATTTATCTTTGATGACGACAGCAAGCAGGAATACTACGTGTTCTTGAACGATGCGTCCGGTACGGCGCTGGTGCACCGGTACATTGAAGACGTTTGGTATAAATATACGAATCTCAAGGTTGTGTGTGCATGCAGAAGCGGAGACGACATTTACTTCGGAACGTCAGACGGGAAGCTTGCGCTGTTTGACGAGCTGGTGCACAACGATTTCGGGCAGGAAATCGAGTGCACGTGGGAAAGCGGCAATATGGACTTCGGGGCAGATTACCAGAGAAAGCACAGCTCGGTACTCTGGGTGAGTCTCAAACCGGCGGCAGGCGCGCGATGCACAGTATCGGCAAGGTCTGACCGGAAGAGCGAGTATGCAGAAAAAACCGTCACGGCGCAGATTGCAAATTTTGCATCCGTTGACTTTGGACATTTTTCTTTCAACACGAACAGAAGCCCACATATGCAGAGAGTCAAGCTGAAAGTAAAGAAGTTCGTCTACTACAAGCTGCTGATCAATGCGGTATCGGTCGCAAACGACGTTACGGTTCTGGGCGTCGATATGCGGGTACGGTTCACGGGTTATGTAAAGTGAGGTCTGTATGGAAATTTTTATGTGTGTGCTTCTCGGGATTCTGAGTATGTTCATCCTTTTGCATTGCTCGGTACTGCTGCTGATTGCGGCGGCGCTCTGGAAGCGGCGGGAGAAAAAGGCCGTTCCGGAAGAGGAGGCAGAAAAGACAGAGGAAGAACGCAGGGCAGAGATGGAAATGAAACTGTTCAACGAAGGCGTTGCGAACATTCTTTCTTACGGGAATCCAAAGGAGAGGGATAGATGAAGAAACCAACACCGGAGCTTGTTTCCAAGCGGTATGACAAGGGCGTAATGTTCAATACGCAGATCGGCCTATATGACACGGTCACGGAAAACGAAAACTTCTTCATTGGTAAGCAGTGGGAGGGCGTGGAGGCAAACGGCCTGCCGACGCCGGTCTTCAATTTTCTCAAACGTGTCACGCTCTTTCAGATTGCAACGATCAGCTCTGACAACCTGTCCATGCAGGCAACACCGCTGAACTCTACGTCCAGATATGGCCTTGCAGATCTGGAACAGGTCACGGATGTGATCAACAAGCAGTTTGCAGAGGTCTTTGAACGCAACAAAATTGTGACAAAGGTGCGCGAGTTCATGCGTAATGCCGCCGTGGACGGAGACGGGGCGACCTATTCGTGGTTTGACCCGGATATGGAGACGGGGCAGGAAGCAAAGGGCGGCATTGTCACGGAGATCATCGAGAACACAAGAATCATCTTCGGCAATCCGAACGAACGGAACGTGCAGCAGCAGCCGTATATCATTATTCCCATGCGAAAACAGGTGGAATATGTAAAGAACCTGGCCGAGAAAAACGGCGTCAAGAAGGACGATATTGACTCCATCCGGGCAGACTCTGAGGCGTACGGCAACAAAATGGACGCGCTGACGGACGATAGAGTGTCCATGTATATCTACCTGTACCGGGATTTTGAGACGGGTACGATTCACAGCTACAAGTGCACACAGAACGTGGAGCTGGAAGAAGACAAGGATACGGAGCTGAAGCATTATCCCATTACATGGATGAACTGGGATTATATTCAGGACAGCTACCACGGGCAGGCGCTGATTTCACAGCTGCTTCCGAACCAGAAGTTTGTGAACAAGGCGTTCGCAATGGCGATGATCTCGCTGATGACGACGGCCTATCCGAAGATCGTCTACGACAAGACAAGAATTCCTAAATGGGACTCGAGGGTCGGCGCAGCCATTGGCGTGAACGGCGGGGACATGAACTCCATTGCGAAGATCATTGACCCGGCACAGATCAGCCCGCAGATCTCGCAGTTTATTGATCTGGCCGTCAATTACACGCAGAACTTCATGGGCGCTTCCGACGCGGCTTTGGGCGACACAAGACCTGACAACACGTCGGCAATTATCGCGCTGCAAAGAGCATCGAACGCGCCGTTGGAGCTTGTAAAGCTCAACATGTACGAGTCCATCGAAGACCTCGGGAGGATCTACCTCGACATGATGCGGGTCTACTACGGGACGCGGTATGTGCAGGTGAAGTTCCTCTCCAAGCAGGAGATGAACAATCAGCCGCTTGGCATGAGCATTCAGGACACAAATTTCAACAAGCCGTTTGATTTCTCGATTCTGAATGAAATTCCGATGAGCCTGAAACTGGATGTGGGCGCGTCTTCGTATTGGAGCGAGATCACAACGGTACAGACGCTTGACAATCTTCTGATGCAGGGGAAAATCGAGCTGGTGGACTATCTGGAACGTATCCCGGAAGGGTATGTGTCCAAGAAGCAGGAGCTTATCGACAAGCTGCAAGGCATGCAGGCACAGATGGCGGGGCAGCAATCGAATTCCCCGGTGATGGGACAGGGGACAGAAATTCCCGTAGAGGGCGGCAGCGGGTACGGGCAGCTCCAGCGGGCGCTTAATGAGACGGGGGTGATTTGATGGCACTGACAGAATTCCAAGACGATCTGAACATTATTCAGAAACTGGACGACGAGCCGAACGACGTAGGCGGTTTGACGGCGGCGGAGCTCAAGGCGAAGTTCGACGAAGCGGGACTTACGATTCAGAACTGGTTAAACACGGTGCTGCTCCCGGCGCTGGTCGCGGCGAATCTGGGCTTTCAGGCGACGACGGATATTCCGGCGAAAAGCATTCAGGAAGCCATTGAGAATGTGCAAGAACAGGTCAAGCAGGCGACGATCGCGGCCGTTCCAAACGGCAGTATCAACTATATCAAGCTGGCGCAGGACGTCACGACAATTTTGACGGGGCTCAGAACAGATGTCACGCAGTCTCAGGCGGATATCACGGAGCTACAGAACCGGCCTATTATCATTGACCCGGCGACGGCTTCGGCGAACGGCCTGATGAGCAAGGAAGACAAGGTTAAGCTCGACGGAATCGCGGCGGGCGCGACGAAGGTCTTTGTCAATAACGAACTGTCCGCTACCAGCTCGGATGCGATCATGAACAAGGTCGTGCATGCAGCCATTCAGAACCTGACGCAGGCGCTTACGTCTGGCCTTTCCGGAAAAGCAAACGCTGTGCATACGCATGTGCTTTCAGATATTACGACAGAGTTTGACAGCACACCGACGGAAGGAAGCGAAAACCTTGTCAAATCCGGCGGCGTTTACGCGGCAATCAAGAACGTCAAAAACGCGTTTCAGTACACGGGGACGCTTCTTTCCACGGGCTGGGCGGCAGATTCTCACGGGTATCAGAGCCAGACGATCACAATAGATGGGCTAAAGGCATCTTACGCTGTTGATCCGCAGTGGGACGTTGTACTTTCCGGGATGGACAAGGACGCAGACAGCGCACTTCTGACGGGATTCTCCCGCGTCAGTAACTTTACGACAGGTGCGAATAGTCTGACCGCGCAGTGCATCGGCGCGCCGCCGGAGATCAACATTCCAATTAAGGTGGTGGTATTTGGATGAGCGGAAGAAGCCCTAGATGGATCGAAAAGCCGGTAGGGTTTGCCGGGTGGTCGTGGGCACAGATCATAGCGGCCTGCCAGAATAAGCAAATCCCGCCAGAGTGGAAGGTGCATGACTGGAAGAACATGACGATCAACGGCGCAGAATACCGAATCGACATTATCGGCATGAACCACGATAATTACGCGGACGGCTCGGGCAAAGCACCGCTGACACTCCAGCTGCACGACTGTTATGCGGCGGGACGATACGGAATCACCGCCGGCTCTGCGTGGATTAAGAGCACCATGCGGACGGAAACGCTTCCGGCGATCCTTGCGCTTATGCCTACCGAGGTACAAAGCGGAATTCGAGAGGTGAACAAGCTGACGAAACACGGTTCAAGTATCGATACAACAGCGGATAAGCTTTTCATACCGGCAATGGTGGAGGTCGGACAACCTGGCGATTCCGGCGTATCCGCTGACGAAGGTATGCAGTATGCGTATTATTCCCATCGGCTTTATAGCGTAAAGCAAATGGCGGGAAGAGAAAAAAGATGGTGGACACGGACACGCGCGGGCGGAAGTAGTGTCTATGCGATTGGCACTATGGGTACCCCATCCAGCCAAGACATAACATCTGAAGCGATTGGAACGGCGTTTTGCTTTTGCTTTTAGGAGGTCGTTATGGGAATGTTTTTGAGAAGAGGTCTTCCGACCCCGGAACACTTCACAGTGGATATATCCGGCGATTTTAGTTCCACAAAAGCATATGCGACAATTGGAGAAACGAAATATACGGCGGCGGCAACGGTAGAAGTGAAGCCGGATACGACAGTTGACGTCTATGTAGGCGGTTTTGAGGAGCAAAACAGGATAAGTCTCAATGGGGACCTGGTATTGGCCGGGGCCGGAACGTACGCACTGAAAGTGACCGGGAACGCAGCCATTGCATTCGATAAAAAAACCAACAACAGCGGCTCATGGTATATTTGCGATATCACGATGGGATAGGAGATCAGAATGTACATTACAAATCAGTCTATACAGTATCCGGATATCCGCGTGACGCGAACGGATAGTACGGTACGGTTCGAGGGCGCAAGCTTGGCTGGCGTTTCTGCGCTGTCCGGGTCTATTGCGGTCTACACGAACAATGGCTTCCAGATGCAGACATTTGACACGGCAGATTATCTCCGGCAGGAAATTACAGATGGGCGCTGGGTGCTTACCAACGTTCCGCTGCCGCAGCCGATGGCGCAGGAGCCGGTAGAGTACGACTTGGATGCGTCCATCGTCCATGCGGTTCGGTTTTTGATGAAGGATGTGAAGCTGGAAACAGCAGACGAGATCATCCGGTGTTCCGCACTGTATCCGGAATGGACGGCGGGAAAGCACACAGTGGGTGAAACGTTCCTCGTTGATGGAGAGCCGTGGACTTGCTTTCAGGCGTATGACAACGCAGTCTATCCGGATATCGCGCCGGGACAGAATGCCTGGTACACGTTCAACAAGCCATATCACGGGACATCGCGCGAGACGGCGCGGCAGTTCGTCCATCCGACGGGCGCGCACGATATGTACAAGGCGGGAGAATGGGCAGTGCAGGGCGGGAAGTTCACAAAATGTGTGCAGGACACGTCCTACAGTCTGGAGGAATACGCCGCTGCGTGGGAAGTGGAGGAATAAATGGGCGCTTACAACATCGGCACCAAAGCCGGGTATGACATTTCCGAGTCGCTGAAAAAGAATCAGGGCACGAGCACGACGGTCTCGGACGGGTCTTCGTGGACGGCGGACAGGGACGGGAACATCTGGGTCACGAAGGACGGCGTGACCACAAAGGCAAATATTACATACCAGCCGGGAGGTGGCAGCGGAGGTTCCGGAGGCTATGTTTCCGGCGGCAGGAGACCCGGCATTTCAAATACAGGAGGCAGCGGGGCAACGAAGCCCCCGGCAGGGGCGCAGCCGTCCGGGGGCAACACTTCCGGAACCGGGACAGGTCTTGGCGGAGGCACAACCGGCTCGGGGACAAGCGAAACGGTCGACAACGCGGCAAGCCAGAGGCAAGCATATGATCAGCTGATTCAGGATTATCTCAAGCAGCTGCAAGCGATGCAGGGGCAGAAGACAGCGACGGCGGGAGACCAGTCGGATTATATCCGGCAGATGTATGAACAGCAGCTTGCGGCGAACAAAGCCCAGCTCGAGAGCGACTACAACCAGAACGTCAGCAATCTCGACAGCGAGGCAAGCAAGATCGGCTCTAATTATTATGAGCAGAGACGGCAGACGCAGGCAAACGCCGACCGGTCGCAGGCAAACTACAACGAAATGGCGAACGCGTCAGGGCTCAACTCCGGCACGGGTGGTCAGGCAGCACTTTCCAGAAGCAATCAGCTGCAAAGCGATCTGACGGCGCTCGGAAATGCCGAGGCGCAGAACCGGGCGGAGATCGAGCGGCAGAGGACGCTTCTCGGGCAGCAGTATCAGAATGCGATTCAGAAGGCGCAGGCGGAAAACAACATGGAGCTTGCGCAAAAGCTCTATCAGGAGGCTGTGCGCGTGGATGAAAGCATCATTGACGCTTCCAAGAACGACAGCAACCGCGCGCTGGAGATTCTCAATATGATGCTCAATCAGGTGAGCTCCGACCGAAACCTTGCTTCGGAAGAGGCACGGAAGGCAGCGGAGATCGCGGCGGCGGGCGGTAAATACGGGCTGTATGGGAAGCTTTACGGGCTTTCCGACGACGTGATTGCGCAGCTTGAAACGATTTACAATAAAGAACTAGCTGACACGGAGCTTGGACGCAGGCTCGACCTTGCGCTGAAGCTGAAGGAAATCAGAAAGAACAGTTCCAGCCGAACTGACGGCAACGGCTATAGCGTTGCAGACATACTGAACGGAGCGTACAGATGATTACAAAAGACGGCGAGAGAAACCCAAATTCCGGGAAGAGCAAAGCCGAACAGGCGAGTAATAAAGGGCAGAAGAAGAAAAATACCGGCACGGGAAACAAGGGCGGCGCGCCAAAGTCGATTCCAAGCGCCTCCACAAGTACGCCGAAAACGACGCCTTCTTCCAGCACAAGCGGTTCACTGACGACGCCCAAGCCGGCGGAAAGCTCGACAAGCAACTCTTCTTCGTCTTCTTCCAGTTCCTCCAGCAAGAAAAAATCACTGAGCGCAGAGGAAAAATCCAAAGCGCTCAGCGATCTGATGGACAGGGCAACGATCGGCAGCTCGAGAACCTACGGGCTTTCGTTCCAGAGCTCTGCCAACCAGAAGATCTCCGACGCGGAGTCAAAGCGGAAGCAGACGCTTGTGGAGCAGGCGACGAGGAACGGGTATCTGGTTGGTCAGAACACGAAGCAGGCGCAGGATTTCCGCAATACGGTTAATCAGAAGCTTGAACGAGCCATTTCCAGCGGGAAAAGCCCGAGTGAGGCGAGAGCGGATGAGCAGCAGCGCATCAGAACACAAAGGACGGTTAACCGAGATCAGGAAAAGGGGTACAACCGGACTGTATCTGAGCTTAACAAGCAGATTGCGGCTATCGACAGCGAACTTGCGCCGCTCAAGAACAAAATTGAAGGCCGCTACCCAGTGGTCAGCGAGAAAAGCGGCAAAACCAAAGAGGCGCTGACAGAAGAGCGAAGCAAACTGATTCAGAAGAAAAAGGACGTAACGGGCGACTACGGCGTTCTTGACTCCATTTATAACTCGCTGGAAGCCGGTGCGGGACAGTTTAACTCCGGCGTTACCAGCACACTGAATGCGGGTAAAAATGTTCTAATGCAGCTGGAAGCCCTTGCAAACGGCGGCTGGGACAAGGAAACCGGTAAGTTTGTGAAGGGCGATGCGCCGTTTTTTGGGTCTCTCTTTCAACCGGTATCTGATTTGAACCAGAGCACGAAGGACACGACGGCGCAGTTTGCACAGAAAGCGGCTACGGGATGGAATCAGTACGGGAAAGGCGGCAATCTTGCAAATCAGCTGATTCAGGGCACAGTCTCGGCAGTCCCGAACGCGGTTCTTGCAATGGCAACGGCGGGCGGCTCTACAGCGGCGACACTCACCCCGGAGGCTTCGGGATTGACGGCGACAGTCGCAGATGCGGTGCAGAAGCTCTCCAAAGACCCCATGTACTGGACAAGCTTCGTTCAGAGCTTCGGCAATTCGTATGACGAGGCGATCGAAAAGGGCGCGACGGAGGACGAAGCACTTCTGGCGACGCTTCTTTCCTCGACGGCGAACGCCATTGTGGAAGTTGGCGGGGGCGTGGAGCAGCTGCCAGGCGAACTGCGCAAGGCAGGACTTGCCAGCAAGGATAAAATCCGCAAGTGGGTTTCTTCGGCTCTGGATGAGGGCAAGGAAGAAGTCGTGCAGGGCATGATCGAGCGGCTTGTCAACAAAGCTGTCTACGATCAGGACGCGCCGTGGAACGACGACACAGGCAAAAACGAAGATGCAGTCTTCAATTTCGACCAATCGCTGAAAGAATTTGGAATGGGCGCAGCCATCGGCGGCATTTTGGGCGGCGGGCAGATGCTGGCGCAGGGCATCGCCGCAAGGGGGCAGAGAATCGTTGACCCGACGGCAAGCCCATTCGATCAAGCAGTTCTGGACACACTACAGGGTGTGCAGACACCGGAGAATGTGACGCAGGTCAGAGAGCCGACAGATCTGGACAATATTATTATGGAGACGCAGATGCAGCTTCAAAGCGGCATCAGCCCGGAAGTGGCGACAAATAAAGCGAAGGACGTAAAAAATCTGCTCAATGCAACGAAAGAGCAGATTTCAAGGTTTATTCAAAATGCGTTCAACAAGCAGAACCAATATCAGTATCTGAAATTGTCCGACGTTTCGCCGGAATTGGCGGCGACGCTCAAAAATGCCGGAATTGATGTTGATGGATACGCACATGCCCTCCGCGATAATGACATCCGGCACGTTGACAGTTCGCATGGCGCGCAATCGAACGACAAGTACAAGGTTACAGCCGACATGCTTGGGGATGTCCAAAACGTCATAGACAATTACGATGTTCTATATCGTGGATTCGATACACGATTCGGAAATCCGACGGTTGTTTATGAAAAACGTATGGGGAACCGGACGTTCTATGTTGAGGAAGTTATGTCTGACGGCGTGCTTGGGACAAAGCAAATGGTCGTTACCGGCGAAAGCAGCAAGCCGAGTTTTCTGAAAAAATATACAGAAATAGCTAGTGTTTCCGACGATACCGATGTGCCCGCTCGAAGCGGATCAACAGGCCAAAGCCCCCCCGGCAACCACGTCCCAGACGCCCCGTATAACACTAGCTACAATTCAAATGTAGCACAAGCGGCTGATTCTGTCAATAGGGAAAATGTGGCGGATTTGGGCGCGATGCAGAGCCGGTTTGAATCAGAGCCGAAGCAGTCGCAGACGCAGAGCAACACAATCGGCACGATGGAAGAGAGCTGGAATGTTCCGGAAGAGCAGAGAAGCCCCATCATGTACGACACGATTTCCGAGGAAAAGAGCCTTGACAACGCAAGACTGAGACTGGAACAGGACTACGAAGGGGAAAAGGCAGAGCTGCGCGGGAAGTACAATTGGAGCGGCGAAGAGGTCGATATGGGCATGACCATCCTCGACAACTACCGCCGAGCGGCAGAGGAAACCGGGGACTGGACGCAGTATTCCGAATGGCGGAAAACCGTATCGGAACACGGCACGGCGGCAGGACAGGCCTTGCAGGCCTACGCGAAGTACTCCCGGCAGACGGGCGGCGGCATTGTGGCAGATGCGCAGGCGGTCTTGGAGGAAAACAATCTCAAAAAGAAAGCCGACACGAATGCCATTATGGACAAAGTGAGCAGTCTTGCGGAGAAATATGACGCGGCGGTTGGAACGGGAAACAAGGACGCGGACGTGAATGTTGACGATCTGCTGAACGTCATTCAAGACGCGAGCAAAGCGCGGCAGACTGGAACCTTGATTGGGAACAAGACTCCCGGCATTGTAGAATGGGCTATGAAGCGTATCGCTAACTACGCAAGAGCCGAAGCACAGGGCGATGGCGGCGAGAATCTGGACTTCCTGAAAACATTCGCTTCTGACAGCATCTACAATATCGCGGCTGACGCGCAGAAAGCATCTGCTGGTGAAAAGTTCAAGACGTACCGCAGACAGAACATGCTTTCTAAGGTTGCAACTGTTATGCGGAATCTGGTTTCCAACAATGTTTTCGATCCGATTGACAGTATTTCAAGAAACATGTCTGTTCCTATTGATATGCTCTTGTCGAAAATTACTGGAACGAGAAGCGTTGCTTGGGATGCGTCGTGGTTCTCTAAGGCGAAACGCAAAGGCTCTCTTGACGGGTTGGCCAAAGCGTGTATGGAGGTCGGCCTTGATGTGGACACATCCGGCGGTACAAGCCGTTACGGAACGACATCGAACCGCACGTTCAAAATGTCTGACGGCGTGATGTCTAAACTTATGTCAACCTGGGAGGCATATGAAGGATATACGCTGAACGCGACGGACGAATTTCAGAAGGGCGGCATCGAGGCAGAGGTACAGCGCGGCGTCGACAAACTGTATGAGAAGGGGAAAATCAAAGACAACTCCCTACAAAATGCGGGCGAACAGGAAGCGCTTTACCGGACTTTCCAAGATACAAATGCGCTGTCCGGCGCGGTTACAGGATTCCGAAGCGGCATCAACAAAGCACGTATTGGCGAAGTTGGCGCGGGCGATATTGCCTTGACATTTGCGCAGGTTCCGGCAAACCTCGCAGCTAGAGCGGTGGAATATTCTCCGGCAGGCGGATTCGTGGCTATGGCGGACTTTATAAACATGGGTATTTCTGCTACAAAGGGCGAATTTACAGCGGCGCAGCAGGCAAAGGCGGTTCAAGGACTAGGCCGCGCACTGAACGGTTCAGCTGTAATCGCGCTTGCGGCTGCTGGCGCACTGCGCGGATGGCTGAAAGTCTCCGGTGATGACGATGACGCAGATAAAAACGCACTCGACAAAGCATACGGACTCAAAGGAACGCAGTTGAATATCAGCGCGGCGTGGCGCGATCTGAACGGCGGGAGCACAGAGTGGCAGGATGGCGACCAGCTGGTTTCCATTGGATTCCTCGAACCAATCAATGCGCAGTTTACGACTGGCGCATTGATTGCGAACGATATTCTGGAAGCGAGAGAAAATGGTGAGCGCGTAACTGCGGGACAAGTATTTGGGGACTCTTTACTCGGCGCGTATCAGGCGGTTATGGATATGCCGCTGATGTCTGACTTGCAGGATTTAGCGCAGAACTATCAATACAGCGATGGTGAAAAGTTCTACCAGAAGGCCGGAGATGCGGCTCAGAAGTATTTGGCTGGTCAGGCGACGAGCCTGATTCCAAATGCGCTTCGCGGCGTTGCGCAGGGCTTGGATGATACGGAGCGAGACACGTATACGTCGGACAATGTATGGCATCAGGCCGTTGACAACGCAAAAGCGTCTATTCCGGGGCTTCGGCAGACGCTTCCGGCCAAGAAAGATGTGTGGGGCAATGACGTTAAAAACGAGGGTGGCATCCGGAATTTCATGAACCGAAACATTAACCCAGGCGACATCACAACGTACAAGCAGGATGCGGTATCCGATGAGCTAGACAAGATCAGCGAGGAAAGCGGAGAATCTCTTTACCCGAAACGGTATGCACCACGTTCTATCAAGGTCGGAGACGAGGACGTGAAGCTGACCGACGCACAGAGAGACACGTATCAGGAAACCTACGGCTCGGAATATTACAAGGCGGCACAAAGCCTGATGCAGAGCGAAGGGTACAAAGACCTCCCGGCTACGGTAAAGGCAGAGGCACTGCGGCAGGCACGCAAGATCGCGGAAGACGCGGCAAAGGAAGCGGCGGGCGTTGGCTTTGAGATGTCGGACGATAACCGGGCGGTTGCGGACAAGAGCGCGGAAGAGCGTGTGAATGATCTGATGGTTCGGGCAATCCAGAACGAAAAGTATGTTTCCCCGGAAGCGAAAGAAAAGCTCAACCGCATTGGACGTTTCATCGACACAAAGCCGTGGGCGGAAGATGTACCGGAAAATGTAAGCGACGCTGCAAAAAAAGCCGCAAGAGCTTATTACGCGGCGTTGGAAGCAGCGAAATACGGGGAACCGCTGGACGAGAAGTATGAAAAGCTCGCCGACATGAACCAGTCGGAGCTTGCGAAATACTTTGTGTCTCAGGCGGTCGGTTCTGAGAAGTACATGACAGACGAGAGCAAGGCCAAAATGGACGAGGTTCAGAATCTGTATGGAACGGCTTCGTATATCGGAATTTCTCCCGACCTGATTGAATCTGCGAAAGAAAAGACGGCAGAGTACTATCAGGAGGTCGAGAAAGCGAAATATGGATTTGAGCTGGCCAAAGACAAGCGGAAGCTCGAAGGGGCAGATGCAAAGACCATTGCTGACTTCTTCTTAGATAAGGCAGTCGAAGCCAAGTATGAGGATAAGAACGGAGACGGGACGAACAAGGACGAAATTCTGGATGCGTACAATAAAAACGAGATCGACGACAGAACGGCGATTGCGGTTCTTTCCGATCAGCAGGCAGACGCTTACCGGGATTACGGCATTGCGGCGGGAGTAACGCCCCGGCAGATGCTGGACGCAGCAAGCGAGTATGCGCGGCTCGAAACGCACAAGGATATGGACGATCAGGTTATCAACAGCAAGGAAGCACAGTTTGACGCGTATCTGGAGGCGCAAGGATATCCGGAAGATCAGGTAAAGGCTATCCGGATGGCGTTCTACGGCGACAAGGCAACGAGCTACCGGAAAGCGGTTGAAAAGCTGAACGCGGGGGCGATTACGGAGAAGGAGGCCAAGAAGCTTCTGACCCCGAACTATCAGAGCGGATGGAGCCATAATGTTGCGAAGACCGGCGTTTCCATGAGCGATTACATCGACGCTCTTGCGACATTTGAAGACGCGCCGACTGCCGACGAGCGTGACAAGATGGGCTTTGACAGCAAGTGGGAATGGTTCTGCAATGAACTGAACAAAAATACGGAACTGACCAAAGAACAGAAGTATGCGATTGCAATCAGCGCCGACAGTACCTACACGGAGAAAACAAAGAAGAAGATCGCGAACAAGCTTGGCACGGCGTATGTCGCGCCGACCATGCAGACCGACGGTTCTGGGGCATCTACGACGGCAGTTTCCAGCTCTGGCGTTACGGCGGTCACGTCGACCGGAAGTTCCACTTCCAGTTCCGGCAGCTACGCTTCCAGCGGGACTTCTGGCGGGACTTTCAGCGGATGGAGCAGCAACGCAGAGGAAAAGAGTCAGGCGCAGAAGGCCTACGAGCGGTTCGGCATGGCGGCAGGAGCCACGGAAGCCATGTATCAGGAAGCAAAGGCGGCGCTCAAGAACATCGAGACGGTCTACGACATGGACGGAAATGTTGTGCGCAGCGCGGAAGATCAGTTTGATTCCTGGCTCGAGCGCCGGGACTGGACGGAAGACCAGAAGGACGCAGTCCGGGCAGGATTCTACGCGGACTCGGTGAAGAACCTCCGGTATCTTTCCTCGGAGCTCCGGGAGGGCAATATCAGCGTCGCGGCGGCGAAGAGCGAGCTTTCGGCGAGAGCGCAGACCGGATGGACGCACAGCGTCATGGACACGGGCGCGGCAATGGCCGACTACATCGACGCATGGGCGCAGTTCAAGGAAGCACCGAATGCCGACGAGCGGGAGGCACAGGGCTTCGGAACGAAATGGGCTTGGTTCTGCGATTATCTCAACCAAACGGACATGACAGCGGAGCAGAAATACGCGATTGCCGTCAGCGTTCAGGATTACGCAGAGAGCACGAGGAAGAAAATCCAGAAGAACGTCGGCTGGGATGGGGTATCTTCCGCAGAGCAAGAGCCACAGGAGGAAACCTACGACATCCGGACGGACGATGGATACCGGGCGTATCTGAGCTTGCTGCTCAAGCGGCAAGACCGGTATGAAGCGAAGGACGGGTCTGTATGGTCGGTCGGAGAAAATGGAGACGTGATCGTCCGGACAAAGGACGGCCGGCAGCTTCGGGCGCGGGCCGTCCTCGGAAGAAACGGCTTTGACGACGAGCCGGGAGACGGCTACACGGTCGGCTCGAAGGCGGGGCAACTTGCGTATAAGATGATGCAGAACGGCGTCATGAAGACGTGGGACGCGCCGGACGGGTGGACTTGGAAACTGGTTCGCGGGGAGATCATCGCGGAGAAGAACGGGACAAAAATCCCCGTCCGAATGGCCGGGTAAATAGAAGGGAGCGCCTATGAATGAAGTAGAAATGGAACACAGATTGACGGAAACGGAGGCACTGACGCGGGACAACACGCGCCGGATCAATGATCTGGAAGCAGACTACAAGGTCTTACAGGAATTGACTTCGTCGGTGAAGGTCATGGCAGAACAGTTTAAGACGATGAACGAAAAGATCAATAAGATCGACAAGACCGTTCAGCGTCTTACGGGCAAGCCGGGGGCAATGTGGGAGGGGGCGGTGAAAACCATTGTCACGGCGGTAGTTGGCGGAATTATTGGATATGCGCTGTTCAGACTCGGTCTGAAAGCATGAGAAAGGAGTACGGTATGATGAACAAGAATTGGTGGAAGGCTGCGGGTATCCGCGCGGTGAAAACGGTGTGTCAGACGGCGATTGCGACGATCGGCACGTCGGCGCTTTTGAACGAAGTGAACTGGGTCGCGGTCGCTTCGGCGTCGGCTCTGGCGGGTATCCTCTCGCTTCTGACCTCGGTTGCGGGTCTTCCGGAGGTGGAAAGCGAGTGAGCGTGCTTATCGGGCAGGCAAGCATTGACGAGCGTGGAAAGATTACCGGCGGCAGCGCCGGTAATCAGTCCGGCTGGGAGCTGAATATCCGAGACTGGTATGCCAACGGCTGGACACTGGTCCTGCGGCCAAAGTGGAGAACCACAGCAAAAAAGATGGCGGCGGCGTGCCGCGCGGGTGTGGGAAATCGACACATCGGGTATGACCAGTGGCAGCGGAACACTTTGCGGCACTTTGCAAAGCTTGCGGGCTGGAATCTGGGAGAGATCACAGACGACTGTGAGACGGATTGCAGCGCCTTTATGGCCGTCTGCGCGGAGGCTGCGGGCGTGAACATGGAGCCCACCTACACGGCAGGCAATGCCCCGGCGACGTTCCAGATGCGGCAGCAGTGGGGCAAGACAGGTGAATTTGAGCTGCTTACAGATCGTAAGTATCTGGACTGCCCGGACTATCTCTTGGAGGGCGACGTGCTCGTCAACGAATCGAGACATACGGCAATGGCACTTGGAAACGGCGAAAAGTCGGAAGGAGAGCTGGAAGTGGTAGAAAAATCGAAGATCATTGTAGACGGCAAGGAGATCGAAGTCGACCGGATTCTCAAGGACGGCACGAACTATATCAAGGTCAGAGACCTTGCGGCGGCACTTGATCTGGAAGTGTCCAATCAGGGGAGCATTGCAGTTCTGAACAGAAAGTAGGGGTAAAATGCAGCGCGGGCTTCCATTAAAGCCGCGCAGTGAGTGGGAGTTCCTGATTTCTGAATGGATTCACAATGCAATGTATCGGGAGATCATGCGAAGGAATATCTGCGACGGGGAAACGGCGGAACGGTTGGCAGAACGGTACGGTTTCTCGGTGAACGGGATGAAGGGCATTATCAAACGATGCACAGAAGTTTTATTGAAGGCAGACGCGTAAGCGCCTGCCTTTTTCTATGCTTTTTCTAGCCTTTGGCTTGGTTTTTTGTTATGGCGTTTTCCCACAGAATGATGGTAGGAACTGGCCGGTTCACTATCTTTTTGGGGGTATTTTTATGGAATACGCAAGCAACGGAAAAGGCAACCTCGGCGTGACGCTGGGCGCGATCGGCACCGGTCTTGGCGTGCTGAACGGCGGTCTCGGCGGCATCCTCGGCGGATTCGGCGCGAATCCTGCTGCGGCTGCGGCTATGGCTGCGGGTAACAGTGACAACCGGTATGTCAGCCGGTATGAGGCTGGTCAGTCCGCACGAATCGCAGAGCTGGAGACGGAAGTGAAGCTGCGCGACGCGAACGCTTACACCGACAAGAAAATGCTCGAGCTGTACCAGTACACGGACGGCAGAATGCGCTCGATCGAAGAGCAGCTCTGTCAGCAGCGCGTGATCAATGCGCAGACCACGGCGAATATCAGCTGCATGCAGAATGAGATCGCGGCGCTCTCGGCCATGACGAAGACCGTCATTCCCATCGGCAACGTCTGCCCTGAGCCTATGCAGCGGTATAACAGCTGGACGGCACCGACAACCAGCACGACGACCTAACGTACAAAGGGGCGGCAAACGCCGCCCCAACGTCTCAGGAGGGGCATATGGTAACAATTGATCAGGCAATGCGCGGCATTGTGCGTTTTGTTGATACGGAGATTCTTCCGCATCTTCCGACTGGGAAGGGGATCGGAGCCGGTATCGCGATGGCGCTTATGATGGACGGCGGGAAAGAACGAATCCTTGCGCTGCGGGAGAACCCGGTTGTGCAGATGATGGGCGTTATGGACGAGACAGGGAACATCAACATCGACCGGCTTTACAATGCGGCGAGACCGAAGTTTGAGCAGCGGCTTCCGGTTTCGATTCCGTTTATCGGGGAGCTGACATTTGACCAGAACGATGTTGACAAACTTTACAGATATATCAAGGAGGCAGTATGAGAGAATACATAGAAAAGCTTCGGGAGCGGCTGCATGAGCTGATGGAGCGGCCTGCGACGCTCGGAAATGTGGAAGAGGTCAAACTCTACGCGAAGACCATTCGGGCGCTGGAAAAGCTCGAGTGCGGCGAGACGTTCACGAAAGAAGATGCGCTTTACTGGGTGGAGCACATGGAAAACAGCGACGGCACGACCGGGGCACAATGGACGATGGACGAGACAAGCGCAATGGCAAAGAGCATGGGCGTGTATCTTCCGGCCTGCATCTGGTTTGCGGCGGTGAATATGATGCGGTCGGACTACTGCATGGTAGCGAGAAAGCACGGGGTGGACAAGCCGGAATTTTACGCAGATATGGCGCAGGCGTTCCTTTTTGATGAGGACGCGGGGGAGCCGGAGGAGAAGATTGCGGCGTATTATCATTGCATTGCGAAGAAGAAAAACAGCACAAACTAAATTCATTATTGGTGACGCTGATTTCTTCACTCTGAAGCTCTGAATTTCGTGTCACTTTTCGTGTCACTTTTCGTGTCGCTATTTGTGATATTTTTGTAAAAGAACGTTTACTATTGTATGTGTTCTTTTACCTCTCAAAAACCCGAAAACCATTGATATACAAGGAAAAACCCGCAATCTCAGCTGATTGCGGGTTTCCATTTATTGGTGCGCGAGGCGGGACTTGAACCCATACATATTCGCTCAAAAATACAGTGTTTTCAATGCGCTTTTAATTTCGTGTCACTTTTTGTGTCACTTTTGAAAGCAGAGTTACGAAATTCAGGGCTTCGGGGCGAAGAAATCGGAGATGGATTTTACAGAGGCGGCGATGTCGGAATCGGCAACGTGCGTGTAAATTTTCCGCATAGTCTGATAGTCTGCCCAGCCGCCGATTTTCATGGCGACCTTTTCAGATACGCCAAGATGATAGGCGAGAGAACAGAAGGAATGGCGTAGGCCATGCGTGCCGATTTTCGGAAGGCCGTTGGCGGCGCAGATGCGGTTGACCTGCGCCCAGATGGTATTGGGGTTACAGGTGACAACGAATTCGGAATCATGAGGCGCGGAGGAAAGAAGATCTTTCAGGCGCGGTATCATAATCGGTATCGTGCGCCGGGAGGTCTTATTTTTATTGTCCGGCTTATTGACGATCTTGTTGTCTTCATCGTAGACGGTCGAACCGCGAATATACAGAAGGTCGTTTTTCAGATCAACGCTGCGCCATTTCAGACCCATGATTTCAGAGCGCCGGAGGGAGTGAAGACCGAGAAGGGCGGGGATTTCGCACGGTGTGCCTTCGATTGCGGAAAGAAACGTCTGGATTTGTTCCGGCTGCAAGAACGGGTGTTCCTCTTGCGTAAGTTTTGGGAGATACACGGTGAATGTTTTTCCCGTCTGATGCTTCACGGCGGCAGAGACGAGCGCCCACGCGTTTTTTACGGATTTCGGGGATACGGTTTCAAGATTTATGGCGCGCTGGCAGAGCGCGTCTGTAAGGCTCGAGACGGGCATGGACATTAAAGATTGCAGGCGGTTATTTTGAATGGTTTTATAGCCGCGCTTTGTGGACGGAGAAATCGACTTTTCGTTTGCGGCCAGATAGAGATCGATCGCGCCGGAGACGGTGAGTAGCGTTTTTTCCTCCGGCGCGGAAAGATAGCCGAGCTTGAAATCACGCGCTTCCTGCTCGGCATCTGATTTTTTTGCAGCTGTAAAAGAATATGTTTTCCCGTCTACCTTTACCCGGCAGCGATACGCGCCGGACGGAAGCTGCTTGGCTTCGGGAACGCTGATTTTCTTCATATGATTCTCCTATGCGCGAACCCAGCCGACGGTTGGACTGCAAAGGTCAATAATCAGTGCAACCAGAGCCAGCGCCAGAATGACGCACAGCCCAATAATAATCACGGAACGCGTGTGAAGCCCGCGTTCATAGATCCGCTGCATCTGCTCTGCGTGCGCCAGTTTCGGGCAAGCGCTGCAATCTTCTGGGTTCTTTTCGCTCGGTATTTTAATATTAAAATAGGCGTTCAAATCGACGCTGCACGCACGGCAAATCGGTCCGACAGTGTAGACAGACGGGTGCTTGGTATCTCCGCGAAGATACTGCGAAACCGTGTTCAAAGCCAAGCCTGTTTCGTCTGCAATATGCTGGTTCGTAACGTGTGCGGCGTCTTTCGCGTCGCGGCAAATCTCCCACAGTTTTTTAGCCAAAATGCATTCCCCCATATATTTTTATTGGACAAAACCTGTGTTGATGTGCGCGAGAAGTGGACATTGTGGCTCGACATGCCCATATGAAATGGTATATGCTGGAACTACAGGCAGCTCCCACTACTGCTTGGCAAACAAAGTCCCCGCCGCTCGGTGGCTCGGCGGCGGGGCAACATTACTGAGAACCACCGGCTGCTACCTCGTGGCGTCCTTCTGATGCTGAACGTCCATGCAGCATCATTACTATCATCGCTAAAATAAAATGAACGTAAGCAGCGTAAAACCAGAACATACTTGTACTGCCGGTTTGAACAATCCAACCACGAATCCCACCAAACACAGCAATTGCGCAGATGATTATCTCAAGAACACCAGCAAAGTAATATCGAAAAGCGTGATTTGATGGATAAATAAAATCTGACACAAAGACAAGCAACTGCGGAAGTAAGACGGCAGAGTAGAAATAAATACTGATGTAGATACTTCCGAAAAGAATGACCAGCAAAATTACCATGCCAATTGAGAGATGGCTAAATTCGTTGACTGCCCATACCCCGAGATTACAGACCAGTTTCGAAATCATTCCCATGCAATAAATTAGTGCGACGGTTGCTATCCATGCGACCGGGCGAAGCAGGACACTTCGCTTTTTCTTCATATAGCACACTCCCTGCCCAATAATTTGTACTTATTCAAAATTTCCGTGTAGAAAATTGAATATGAAATTTGTGGAATCTTGCATATTGTATTTTACGAACACCTGTTCTAAAATATCAATACGCCGCGAAGAAAGGAGACCGCCGATGACACGCGAAGAAGCAGCCAAATACATAGAGCGTCTATCTTACAACGAAAAGCGACAACTCAACGATTTGCTAAGAGCCCTTGCACAAAAGCGTCAACCTTCTGCATCTCTTCGGGTGTCAAAGAAACCAGGCGCGAAATAAGATCCTCGTTTAACTTCCTCTCGTCCTCCGGGACGGGGGGATTTTTTTCGTCTGTCTCGCCCTTGAGCCAGGCGACAGAGACGCCATATTTGGCAGAAACTTCGTAGATGTAGTTCTTATATGATTCGCTACGGCCTTTGAGCCAATCGGAAATCAAGTTGCCGCTCTTCAAGCCGATGGAATTCGCGAATGTTTTCAATGCACCATGCTGAAAATCTCCATTTTCTTTTCTTGGGATGAGCGAAAGAATCCGCTCTAGCGTAATGTCCATATTGAAACCTCATAAATTGTGCAATTATACAAAACACATAAAATCGCGATATTGTTATTGCAAATCGCGAGAATATGAGTTATTATATACGTGTACTTAGTAAGGAGTGATGTGATGTCAAAAGAGGGAACGAAGCCACGTCCAAAGCAATCCCAAAAGGCGGCGAACCAGAGGGATGATGCGGTCGAGGTTCGAGAGGAGCGCAGAAAGAAGCGCAACCGCTATTTGCGTTATGCAACCTGCGCAGCGTTCGGTGCGGCGTGTGGCAGCTTCTTCCGCCTTTTCCCTGCATCGGCGCTCCTCCTGCTCCTGTTTGTCGCGTATATCTGCGTCTCGACGGAGTAGGGCAAGCTTTCCTTCCTCTGAGAGAGTCAGCCATCCGGGGCGCAGGTCTTCGCGGGGCTGCACAAGACCGCGCGTGTCCAGAAAATGAAGAAGCATGCGATCTTCCTCTGACAGATCGTCAAGGCACACGCCCTTGTTCAGCTTGTCCAGCAAAGAAAACTGAGCTTCCGTGTAGTCCATAGCAACATTCCTTTTTAAGTACGTTTACCAAAGATAGCGTGAAGGGAAAACACATCCGTGTGGTTGGGACACGGACGGCTCCCGCAGGTTTCGGTATCCTGCACCACCGCTGCATCAAATCGGGAAAGGCTCCGTTTGGTTACGGGCGAGCGTTACCCGGAGACGCGGTGAAATAGCATGATAGCCTTAATGAATTTCTTCAAGAGGCGATCACCCCTTTCACCTGGTATTGCCACTATCCAGCTGGATACTTGTGACCGGCGTTATTGAAGGTAAAGACCCTTAGGAACGGGGCTAAGATTGATTGGCATTCTTATCTTAGCACCTTTTCCTTTGGGTTGTCAATGAAAACTACTCATATTTATGAGGAACAGGGGGCGAGAATTGTTGAATTTGAAAGAACTCCGGCTGAATGCAGGTCTTACGCAGGCGGAAGTTGCGAAAAAGATGCACGTCAGCCAAGCGGCGGTTCACAGATGGGAAACCGGAGATACCCGAATCGCACGAAAACATCACAAAGGGCTTGCTAGGCTCTACAAATGCACGATCGACGAACTATTTGCGGGAGGTGAAGAACATGCCGAAGGCGGCGGTAAAGCGGACGCTTGATTACAACCTGTCCGCAAGAATCCAGGGCGAAATCAAGGCGCAGGGGGTAAACACCAAGAAGGCGTGTGAGTATGCGGGCATGAGCAAGCCCACACTTCTGAAACTCTATAAAAGCCCAACGGCTTACTTCCCGCAAACGCTCAAGCTGATGCGCTGCTTGTCTATCCCGATTGCCGACGTGCGGGAAATGATCTGTTACCCGTGGTAAGGGAGGCGAGAGATTGAGCAAAAGAAGCTTTGGCGCTTATGTGAAGGCAAGGCTGCACGACCTGAACATGACGCAGGCCGATCTTGCAGACTGCTGTAACGTGACGCAGAGCCACATCAGCAATGTACTAAACGGACGGGCGAGCGCCCGGAAGCTCAGACCGGTCATCATCTCTGTGCTTGATCAGTGGGAAGCGCAGAGGAAGGAACGGAGGAAACGGCACCAGCCGTAAATTTTAGGAGGATTGAAACGAATGAAAGTCAGATTAATGAGGATGAGAAAATGAGTGACGTTGAATATATCCTTGAGGCGAATCACCGGCGCGCAAGAGAGCGCGAACTCGGCGAGCGGTGGGACAAGA